CTGGATCAGGTACACAACCAATAAAATCATTCGTTAGGTTTGTTCCCCAACCATATGGTGTGGTGATTTGTTTCCGGAAATATCCCTGCAATTCAACAATGTCGGGATCATTTAGGCCATCTGAGAAAATATTCGTTTTCTTCAGAATTTCTTCATTGTTCAAACCATTGTCACGCAACCACTCGATGAACTTTGTGGCTTCCGTGCGGGGATCGCCCGAGTCCTGACGCTGTCCTCTCCATGAGGTAACAACTTCCTGTCGAAGATCATCTGGCATACCAGCGTAAAACTGCTCGGATCCGAATGTATCAGGAAGCATGATTCGAAGACCCTTGTTAAACAGTGGGCCCCATTTCCGCAGGACATCATATTGTGCCATACGCTTCTTTTCGTAAGGGGCAATTGCCGTCATAATCATTGGAAGTTCATGGGCATTTGTACCAATTGGAACCAGGTCACCATTAAAAGCCATCCATGTATTGGAAGTGCCAACGAAACTAGCCTTCAAAACTTCCTGGCACATTTCGATAGCTTTCTTCTGCCAAAGGAAACTATGCCTGCGCCTCTGTCCAAAATCTGAAACCAATGCATCAGGAGCATTATCCCGAATATTACATAGCTTCTTGTATAGCTTATCAGTTGCGCGACCGTACATGATGTCAATGTCTGTTGGTGACATAAGTTTCATTAGATTCCGGTAATAAAGTTCAGAAATAATGGCAAGAGCAATCGTTTCCCAATCCTTAGTCATCTGCCATGGACCGTAAAATTCAAGATTGAATTGATCACCTTCAACTGAAAGTGTGTATCCGGAAAGCTGTCTATTTTTCAAACTATCAATATAGCTTTCGGAGAACATATTCTTACCGTAAACATCCATACCACGAAGATAATAAATATCAGTCAAACGGTATTTTAGTGTTTGGACGTGGTCGAGTTGCTCACGTAATTGCTGTTCTGGGATAATTTTTGCCAACGGAATCGCCTTATTGCGATTGATTAGCTTAAACCGAACCATAACATTGTCCAGTTCATTTGCGTGGATATACTGTCCCATCGTCAGTTTGTAAAAATCAATGTCCATAAGACTACGGACAATGTAATCCGACTGTTGATGGCGTACCTGTTGTGCGAAATCAGTCATTTTCTTTCTCCTTAACGAGCGTCATCATAAGCATTGGCATACCATATTTTGTAGAACTACCGCCTCTATAACACCTGGAATAAACTACGTCGTAGCCATATTTTTTAGCTAGGTTGTTTACAGCGAAACGCTGTATATCAGCTGCTGGTACACTATGCTTAGAATTGCGTTTATCCCATTGTTTTTGTTTATTGTTATATTGTTCCCACCAATATTGCAAATAATCATTGTTCTCGATATTAAGTCTAGCAGCAACTACGATATTGATAATGTCAACACCGTTTTCACTGCAAATTTTGATAGTACGTTCTTGATCCTCGTCGAAATTCTTGATACCATCATAATCAGCAACTCGCACCCTGACTTTTTTAGCAAACAAGTCTTCTAAAACGTCATTAAACATTGCACGTTTAATATGCGGCCTAGCTGCTTGATTGGATACTTTACCACAAAGTCTAGTAGCAGCATTCATCAAACTTTTATATGCCTTAAAGTTCCAGTCGACGAAATGAAGCTGATCTAGGCTTCTAAAACCCAAACCATTGATAAATTCGTTGATATGGTTTTTGAAATTTGAGGGAGTACCCCCAGGAAGTGTTACGCACACACCTGAATCGAAACCTGCGGGATAAAGCTTATTGATTATTTCTGAATATTCAGAAATCACTTCATGCTTTTTCGGACTTCCGGTTTTAGCTTTACCATTCTTATAATTCTTCGAATGTGTTATTCTTTTTTCATCTTTTCAATTTTAGAAATCATTTCTGTATCTCCTTTTAAGAATAATGAGAAGGAAAATCGCTCTCTATCACTCTTCTTACTGTAGTATAGCAGGCTTATACTGATTGTCAAGGCTTGCCAATTTGGCAAATCTGGACTTATCAAGCGGGTTGTCCAAATAAGCTGGATTGTAACGCTTGAACGCACTTGCTTTCATACGTTCCGTTACTATCTCTAGAACCTGTTTGGATCGTTCGTCGTTAACTTCAACATCATCTGCGAGAATTGACATGGTCATAATGTCCCATTCAAGGTAAGAGCAACCAAACTGAGCTTCATCACCATCGTCAATACCTAAACCATCAGTAGGTTTAGCTGTATAGATGTTTTCAGGAACGCCAGCAAGTCGAGCCATCACAGGAACTTCCCATGACTTCCAAAGAGATTGAATTGGGCTAAGGTCGCCGACATCGCCATGTAGTGTCCAAAAACCAGCTGTTAATTCTGAAAAATTGTCAGTTGATGCAACGAGGCCACCGCGACCATTCGCATAGTTATAAAGGGTGATCATCCGTAGTTTCGCACGAATATTACCGTTCATAATGTCTTTGCGCCGGGCCTGACCAGTAAAGTTACCGTTGAGTTTTTCACTCATAACATCGTATTCATTGCTTAGATCGACGATGTGGCTTTCAATTCCGAGAGAATTGCAGGCTTCAATACCACGTTCAGTCTCTTCTGGATTCTGATGAATCGGCATTACAACACCAATAACCGTCCATCGTGCTTCTTTGAACAATGCGGCTGTAAGTGCGGAATCAACTCCGCCGCTCATACCAACAACCACAGTTGCAATAGATGCTTGATGACGATACGCAATCAGTGCATCAACAATACCTTCACGCATTTCTGCAATCTGTGCTTCGGTTTTAAAGGAATTATTTTGGATTAGCTTGTTAAGCTGCTGGTCCAACCAACCTGTTAGTGGACCTTGAGTATCCTGACGGGATACTGATAGGAGTGTATTCTTCATTTTCTTTTACCTCACCTTCATGGGCAAATAGCCTTTAGTTGTGTCCTTGCGAACCAACAAGCGAGAATTGGATAATCCTAACTCTCTATAATATTATTTATACACTGATTAATTTAATCTGTCAATACTTTTTTCATATTTCTTTAAAATTGTATCCCATCGTCGAATGGATTATCGATTTCTTCATCTAATTTATCATCTTCTAATTTATGTAGAATAGCAATTTCCTGAAGATCTAAATCACCGATTGCGTTTTTTGGTATAATGTTAGTTAATAATTCTTTTTGCCGGATATGCCGTAAATCGACTACCATTTCGTCTGCTTCGATGTTTTCGAACATAGTTAACGTTTTTATAAGCTTAATCGTTTTGAAATCAACATATATTGCTCCGGGCAGCTTTGTCTTTTTTCCAGATAGAAAATAATCACTACGCACCAGAGTCTTCCTGTACTTATTAATGGCTTCTTCGGTTGTGTCAAATTTTGTAGAATTAAACCAATCGCTTTGCCATCCCTCGTTCGAGTTCCAGAAGAATATTTCACCGGCATTTTGTTGAATGCCTGAAGCTACCCAACAAAACCCATATTCGATAATATTTTCTTTCGAAATTTCCATATTTTAAGATACCAAGAATTAATTTCGTACATTTATATTATTATGATAACAATATTTTTGTTAAAAATCAATACAAATTTATGTCATTGAAATACTGTTAAAAAACCGAACAGAGTTCATATAGTTACTGCAAAATTGAGAAAACTACGTAGATTTTAAAAAAACGTTAAAAAAACGAGCATAAAACCGCAATATTTCAATAATTATGTAAATAGATATATGTAGTTATGCCACTAAAGGTATGATTACGTGTTCTGTTTTAGAAACTTATAACGTAAGGAGAGTTTAACATGAGTTTACAAAAGAAGCTAGAAAAACTTCATGCTCTCATCATCAACGAAGAACATGAAAAGGCCGAGGCACTATTTCATGAGGCTTTCGTTGAAGCTGCCCGTTCAGTACACAAGAATTTCATGGAAGAAGAAGATTTGATGTCAGAAGACGTCTTCGATGAAAATGATGTGGACGCCGCAACAGATGAGATTGAAGATGAAGAAATGTTCGCAGAAGACGAATTCGAAGATGATGATTTTGAAAGCGACGAAGACGACGCCGAAGATGATCTAGAAACCGAAATGTCAGATGACGACATGGATATGGACATGGACGACGAAGCTGAAGAAGGCGAAGAAGGCGATGTTGAAGAGCGCCTTGAAGACCTTGAATCAGAAATCGAGCGTCTACAGGCTGAATTCGAAGAATTGATGGGTGTTGAAGAAAAAGAACACGATGAAGATTTCGATGATGACGGTGTAATTGGTGACGAAGAAGTTTCGGATGAAGAAGTTGAAGACGACGAATTTGAAGACGACGAGGAAGTTGAAGAAGGTGTTTTTGAATCCGATGATGACGATGAAGACGATGACGATTCACTAGAAGAAGCATTCGACGAACTAGACGAAAGTTTTGAACTAGAAGATGTTAAGAATGAAAATTCTGAAGATGCAATTGGTACCGGTGGAAAAGAGAGTTTCTCTCCAAACGCACCAGACAACACAGTTCTTCCAAAGAAGTCAGCTAACACAATGGATGCAAAGCCTCAGAAGATTGGTCAAGGCCCAACTCATAAGGGTTATGACCGTGAAGATGCACCTTCTACATCAAAGATGAAAGCTCGTAAGAACGTTCGTAGTAAGTCTACTGACGATACAAAGAGTGTATCTAAAGAAGGTGATGCGGGCGCAGCTCTAAACAAGGATTATGCAGGTAATAAGGGTAACCAAAAGAGCCCATATGTATCCGCTAAGAATGTTACAGAGAGCAAGAAGACACCAACACGTCGACGTGCTACAAAGAAATAATTGAGGTATAAACATGTATAGACGCGGTTTAACAGAGGTATTGAATTTCAAGCAGTCACATGCAGAAATCCTCACAGAGGATAGAGCAGATGGCGGTAAGAACCTTTATATGAAGGGGATTTTCTTGGAAGGAGATGTGCGTAATCATAACCAAAGAGTTTATCCAACTAACGAGATTAAGACGGCAGTGGAGACACTAAACGAGACAATCCGTGATGGAGAAAGCATCCTTGGTGAAGCGGATCACCCAGAAGAATTAAATATCAACCTTGACCGTGTTTCCCATGAAATTACTGAAATGTGGATGGATGGTTCCCGTGGTTGTGGTAAGCTAAAAGTGCTACCAACACCCATGGGGAACATCGTTCGAACATTATTAGAAAGCGGCGTGAAACTAGGTGTTTCAAGTCGTGGTTCAGGTAATGTAGACAACAACGGTATGGTTTCCGAATTTGAAATTGTTACTGTCGATGTTGTGGCTAAACCAAGTGCTCCAAGTGCCTATCCTAAGGCAATTTATGAAGCATTTAATATGCCACGTCACGGTGCAATTGTTGAAGACTTAGCCGTTGCTATGCAACACGATCCAAGAGCTCAAGCGTTTCTCGCAGAGAAACTACTAAAGTTCATGGAAAGTTTAAAAAGTTAAAGGAGATGGTCCATGGATATCATTAAAAGTCTCCTTGAAAGCGAAGGCCTAGACGATAAGTTGAAAGCCAAGCTTGAAGAGGAATGGAACGCCAAACTTGAAGAAGCCCGTGTTTCTGTTCGTGAAGAAGTTGAAGTAGACATTCGCGAAGAGTTCGCACGTCGTTTTGAGACAGACCGTGCTAAGATGGTCGAAGCAATGGATAAGTTCATGACCGATTCTATTACTAAGGAACTGGAAGAATTTCACGAGGATCGCCGTCAGGTGTTCGAAGCTCGTGCAAAGCTTGCTAAACAGATCCGAGAAAATAAGGAATCAGTTGCGAAGACATTATCTGGTGCATCCGCCGTTCTAGAACAGTTTGTTTTGGGCAAGGTTAAAGAAGAACTAGGTGAGTTCATGCAGGACAAGAAGGCACTAGCCGAACAGCGTAAAGCAATGAAGGTTAAATTGGAAGAGCAGCAGACGCAGCTTAACCAGATTACCGCAGAGCGTATCGGTAAGCTAGAGAAGTTTATTACTCGTAAGTTGTCTGAAGAAATTCAGGAATTTGAGACTGATAAGCACGAACTAGTAGAGCAGAAAGTCCGCATGGCACGTGAAGCAAAGGCAAAACTTGATGAAACACGCAAGAACTTTGTACAGCGTTCAGCTCGTCTAGTAGAACAGACTCTAAATGAGTCACTACAAAAAGAATTTACTCGTTTCCGCGAAGATATTAAGGCAGCACGACAGAATCACTTCGGTCGTAAAATCTTTGAATCCTTTGCAGCAGAGTATATGACATCTTATCTTTCCGAAGGTTCCGAAGTCAAGAAGTTGTCCAATATGTTGGAAGAGAGCAAGTCACAAACGGCTAAAGCTCTTAACACACTTAAAGAACAGCAGAATGTCATCGGTGGCCTAAACCGTAAGGTTCAGGTTACAGAAGGAAATGCTAAGAGAACAAAACTCATGACAGAACTATTGTCTCCATTGTCTCGCGACAATAGAAGCATTATGGAAGAAGTGTTAAGCAACGTGAAGACTGAGCGTCTACGTGAAGCTTTCAAAAAGCACCTACCATCAGTTCTAAATGAGAATCGCGGTGCAGCGCGTCGTAAGGAAAATCTTTCCGAAGACCGTGCGGTACCATCCAGGAGAGTTGTTGAAAAGACCGGTAACAAAAAGACTCGAGTAGTAACCGAGAATAGACAGCTAGAACAAAGTGCAGGTGATGATAATGTCGTAAGACTTCAAAAGCTTGCCGGCATTAAATAAACTTATTATTAAAGGGAGAGTTTACAATGACTAAACTTTTTGAATCACAGTGGAAGAAGACAAAGTCCGCTCTTTGCGAAGGCAGAGATTTAGAATTTAACCAGGATGGTTCCCGTAACGAAACTAAGAAAGCAGTTATGGAAACAATTTTGGAAAACACACACAGAGAAATGACCCGTCTGGGTCAGATGCCTTTGATGGAAACAGCAACAGCGGGATCATCTTCTGCTGGTAATATTGCTACTCTAAACAAGGTTATTCTACCAGTTATCCGTCGTGTTATGCCAACCGTTATTGCTAACGAAATTATTGGTGTTCAACCAATGACAGGACCAGTAGCTCAGATTCATACACTTCGCGTTCGCTACGGCGACACTGTTCCATCACTAGGTGGCGGTGTAACAGCAGGTAACGAAGCACTATCACCATTTGATATCGCTCGTTATTACTCAGGTAATGAAGATGTAACAACTCCACTAGCTGCTCCTACAGCACGTCTAGAAGGTGTTCCAGGCAACCGCTTGAACATTGAAATCCTAAAGGAAGTTGTTGAAGCTAAGACACGTCGTCTATCCGCACGTTGGACCTTTGAGGCTCAGCAGGATGCACAGGCACAGCAGGGCATCGACATTGAAGCAGAAATTCTTGCAGCATTAGCTCAGGAAATTACCGCTGAAATTGACCAGGAAATTCTTGGTTCCCTACGTCGTCTACCAGGCGCACCAACAATTACCTTTACACAGGGTACAGTTACAGGTACTCCAACATTCGTTGGTGACACCCACGCTGCCCTAGCAGTTCTAATCAACCAGCAGGCCAACCTAATCGCTGCACGTACACGTCGTGGCGCAGGTAACTGGGTTGTTGTTTCTCCAACTGCTCTAACCGTTCTACAGTCTGCTACAACATCAGCATTCGCACGTACAACTGAAGGTGTTTTCGAAGCACCAACAAACACAAAGTTCGTTGGTACTCTTAACTCTTCAATGCGCGTTTATGTTGATCAGTATGCAGATGATGCAACCCCAGTCCTAGTTGGATATAAGGGTGATGGTGAAATTGATGCCGCAGCTTATTACTGCCCATATGTTCCACTAACATCTTCTGGTGTTGTTATTGATCCACAGACATTCGAGCCAGTCGTATCCTTCATGACACGTTATGGCTACCTAGAGCTAACCAACTCCGCTACCTCTCTTGGTAACGCTGCTGATTACCTAGGCCTAATCGGAATCGACACTGCAACTCTAAAGTTCCAGTAAGATATACCGACGAAAGTCAAAAGAACGAACCCGGGGCTTTATGCCTCGGGTTTTTCTTTATTCCATACCCAAACATTATTGCCACAATCCCATATTCTATCATACCCAATTGTTTGCATATATTTCCATTCAGATAAGTCTGTTTTTGGTAATTTTTTCTTTTGATATTTATAACGTGATTCCCTGATTTCATAATTTCGTGTATATGAATATCCTGGAGATGTCATTTTTTTGAATTTGAATTTATTATGTTTGTACACATTACCATTACCGTATCTTAAATCAGCATATGATAATATAGTATCCGGATCATTATTCTTTATAAAATAATTTAATAACCTTGAAAATCCACCAGTAACAGTTGTTCCTTGCAAGGAAGTAAATCTAGTCAATTCCCATTCATATGATCTATCAAATCTGGATTTTGAAAATGATGCAACTGATACCAGTGAATCGTCATATACTAAACCAATGTTTATAAGCGAATTTATATGGCCCTGTATATGATTTTTATTATGAAATTTTTGAACATCAGAATTGGATAACTCATTTATGGAACATTTTCTTGCCATCAATTTGTTGTTAAAAATTCCCAATTTAGCCGATATAACCGATTTAACAATATCTTGTTTTTGTTTCCATTCATCACTAAAAATTGTTATAAGTCTGATTCCTTTATCATTACATTTTACAAATTTATCTTGATGGTATTTTGGATGTTTCGATGAACTTAATTCAGAATGCCAATACAAACCACAATATTCAATTGCAATATTATTATCTGGAATTAATATATCCAATTCATATGGATTAATTAATGATCTATCTCCTGACAATGCATTTACACCTAATGATTTTACAAAATCAAATACTTCTAGTTCTTCTCTAGATTTATAAATTACAGGCGTAGGGTTGCATATTTTGCACTCGGGACGTCGACCATTATCAATATACGTGGAGAACGTATGATCACAACTTATACATTCAAAATCATAATATTTTTGATTTGAAACACCTTCATATAAATCAATTGGTGTTATAAACTTTATATTACAATTTTCTTTATAATATTCATTTAATTTTAGATATGAAATTCTTTTGAAATGCTCATTCGTATACAATTTTCTTCTAGTTGCTGCTGATTTCCTAGCTACAACTGGATCCACCATTGGGTTTTTTTCAGTCAACCGTTTCATAACGTGGGGGAGATGGGCAGCATTTTCAACACCATATCTATCCATCATTGTTTGTTTATGTGTAGCTAGTTGTTTTTTTATATTATTCTGACTTGCGTAGAAAATCTGGTGTTGTTTTCGAGCATGTTCTGATTGCCCAGCGTTTTCTACACCATATTTTTCTAAATTTGTTTGATACCTTTTTTCATTAATTTGGTCCTTTTCTTCTTTGTTATATGATTGTTTGGACTGACTTACCTTTTCGGAGACCGTTTTTCTTGCGCACTCGCATACACCAGTCCTACCGCAGAACTTATATCCTCTAACAATTGAATCGAATTTTTTCGTATTACCATTAACGCAAATGTTTAATCCTGGATAGATTTTATTATACACAAATTCTGCAAAAGGAGACGAGTTATCAAACGCAAGCCAATCCATTATTTCAGGATCTTTTTTCAAAAACCTTGAATAATGTTTTGGATAATCGTCAATTGTCTTTAGTATTTTATCCCGCATCGATGTGTCATCCTTTGAACCAGTTATATATTAAATATAGTGTATTTATATTAATAAATCAATAAATAATATTGACTATTACTTGATCATTACTATAGAATATAATATGGATAATAAAAACGATAAAGAAATTAAAGTTACAATGTCAAAAACCCAAGTCTTGGCGAAGAATAGAGCATTAAGTGCTGACTGGACATTTGAAATTCTTCAAGATCTTCAAACCAATCAGGCCAATCCAAAGGAATGTTATGAGTAATAAACCAGCACAACCGCAAAATTGGATTTCGAATGATATTAATGTAGGACTCCATTTTCCAAGCAAGGGGATAGGAAAATTATCATTCAGGAACTCAAAAGAAATTTTATTAAATATGACTAATAGAGCGGAACCAAAGGAATGTTATGAGTGACATAAAAAATAAAGAATATAACAAATTGATCTTTTCAGATATTATTAATGGTCAAATTATGCATGAAACAAAGTTCATCAATATTAATAATTGGCAACTTCATAAATATCGAATTAATGAATGTAATCCAAAGGAATGCTATGAATAAAATAAAACCATCAATCTTTAACGTTGAGGAAGAACTACGTGAAATATTAGCTGCTGAAATATCGCAGGAAATAGATCGGGAAATTATGGAAAAAATTTATAAAGAAATGGAAAAAGCTAATCCAAAGGAGTGTTATGAGTGATATATATAACGAAATAGAAAATATAGTTCACGGTTTGGTGGGATATAAAGGAAAAATGAAATATGAATCCGCCACTTTTTATTGCCCATATGTTCCATTAACATCATTTGGGGTTATAGATCAAACCGATAATTATGCTAATCCAAAGAATTGCTATGAATAATTCAAATAATTCAAATAATCCTAATCAGGTATTGTTACCAATAATTCGAAGAATTATGCCTAATCTAATTGCTAATGAAATTATCGGAGTTCAACCAATGACAGGGGAAACGGGGGCGATTTTCACAGGTAATAGAGCAAATCCAAAGCATTGTTATGAATAAATTTAAAAAACAGGTTGAAATTTTAGAAGAAGCACAACACGTTTTTCTTAAATTATCACCGTGGACAAAAAACCTTAGCGAGTTGCAAATGGATATTAATTATATCCTAGATAAAGTTGAGCAATGTAACCCTAAAAATAGTTACGAATAAACTATTACTATTATCTACCTATCAATGGTGTAAGTATTAATGAACATTGTGGGTTGGTAATATGCAAAAAGTTTTTAAACAGGATGCGCAAATTTATAAAAGAGGTGAAACTTATCATTTCAAATGGATAGTGAAGAACCTTACTGAACATCGTATACCATTAAAGCCAGGCATGGTTTTATTGGATGAAAATCGCCCTAGTGTTCATCCAAGATTTCGCCCAATCGAATGGAATGCAGTTGAGGCAATTGAGCCAAAAGAAACAATCATTATATTGGATCAAGAATTGTATCCAGATAGAGTCGATAATTACCGTTTCAATTTTGAAGCATACAATACTATTGGAATTGGGGATATCTGGCATCAGTGTTATTACATCACTGAAAAACAACGCAAAAATATCGTTAAAAAGCTAAACGAGCTAAGTGATAGAGAGTTACCGCAAGCTTGGTATCTTACAAAGAATGACACTGATAAACAGTTAAATGCCGCATTAGCCGGAAATGGAATGAAATCAATTATAGAGATATATATGGAAGAAGGATTTAATCCAGATCCAATAAATAAACCAAATAGTGTTACGCTCGACAAACTGTAAACTCTCCCCAAGTTACAATTTCCCCGAGCCACTTCTCCCGGTACGCTAAATACTAGCATATCGGGAGTTTTTTATGAGATACGATGAATTATTAGAAGTCACAGATGAATATGAAATGGAGCAAGCAATTGCGGCTGCTCGAAAAATTCGTCAGGATTGTGAGCATTATCTACGAAGTAAAAGTGTTGGATCAAATCTTGTAAGGGGTGACAATTATACTGAGCAGAAATATACAGTATGGGATCAGGACTTTACACAATTTAGAAACCGGGATAGAATTTATAGTTCAACCCATGTATCTCAAATAGTTCACGATTATTTAGATTCAAATGGATTTAAAGCTACCCGCCTTAGAGGGAAATTTTGTTATAAAACAAAAAACTCAACTCCAACATTGGCAACCAATTGGTTTGGTAAAGCATTTGTGTGTTTCCCAGTCGGAAATGATTGGGATATCATGTATATAGATGAGAAAGAATCAAAGAAGATTGGATTTAAAGGCGGGGATTATGGCGGTGACTATTTGGTAGGAAAGGCATCCGACATAATGGATCGGGAAGCAGATGACGATATATCATATGACCACTCTTTAGAAGAAATAATGAAATGGTTCTTAGATCGTCATGGTAATATATTCAAACATAGCAAAAGTGCCAATGATGTTCCGAATCAACATGAATGTGTGTTGTATGCACCAAATGTTCATATGTTAAATGCAAATTTGTTGGTACATAATCCAAATTTACTAAAGATATTATATAAAGGAATTTCTTAATGCCAAGATTACAATTATACAATAGAAGAAAAGGTCACACTTATAAACAGATGGATAATTATGTCCGTCAACAGCTTCTTCAAGGCGGAACAGAATTTCTTGTTCACAAATATGTTGGACCAGTTAGTTCAAACGATCCCGAGATCGCTACACCAATTGATTTAAGTAGAGATGGTGAAACTAGAGAAATGACTATTCAAGATATTTTCTTTATGGAAAACCGAGATCGAGTTTATGATGCAGACGTTTATTCGCAATGGGGCCATTATACAATTTCAGATAACGATTTCGATTTATCCCAGTTTGGTTTATTCTTGCCCAATGATGTAAAGTTTGTTGAATTCCATTTAAATGACATGGTTGACACAATTGGTCGAAAGTTTATGTCGGGTGATGTTTTAGAAATTCCTCACCTCCGAGATGAATTACTACTTGATGCGAGTCGCCCAGCAATAAATAAATTTTTTGTTATCACAGACGTAAATAAAGCAAGCGACGGTTATTCACCATTATGGTATACTCATTTGTATAGAGTAAAAATTGAGCCAATGCCTGCTAGTCAGGAATATAATGATATCCTTGATCAAGAGATTGAGGATTCAGCAGGTGAAACATTGCGTGATATTCTTTCTTCATATAATGAAGATATTAAAATATCTGACGCAATTGCCGCTGAAGCAGACCGCCGTGTTCCGGAATACAATTTTGAAACAGCACATTTTTATTATGTTCCGGATGATGACACAGGAGTGGGATTTCCGTGGATTTTCGCAGGTGATGGTGAGCCACCAAATGGTGCAGAGCTTTTAGGATCTGGTAACGGTTTTCCAATTGATGCAGTTGAGGGTGAATGGTTCTTGCGCACTGATTATACACCAGCGGTTCTTTTTCAACGAGAAGGAAATTGTTGGAAGAGACGTGAAGTTGATTATAGAAGGAAATGGACCGCAGCACATAGAATACTAACAAGCTTCATCAACAATGATAATATAACGACAATGCCTAATGGCGAAGAGTTTGCAGAGAAGACGGCAATATCAAAAGCAGTTAAACCGAGGGTGGATTTATAAAATGGCGGCACTAGATTATTTTTATGATGGCCAATTACGTGGATATTTGGTTCAAGCAGTAAGGGCATTCCATGGCTTTCAGTATGCATCATTAGACCGAAATGGTAATTCAATTCTCCGTCAAATACCAGTAAGTTATGGTGATCGAAGTCGATTAGTTGCACATATTTTGAATAATAATTCAGAAAATGTTATGAATTCAACACCTTTTATTTCTGTTTATATTTCAGAATTGCAAATGAGACCACAAGACCGACAAGCGCCAGCTCATGAAGAACATGTAAGAGTTAGGGAGCGGGAATTTGATGAAGAAGCTCAGGCTTATACGCAAAATAGTGGTAATGCTTATTCAATGTATCGATTCATGCCAGTACCATATTTGATGAGTATAAACGTTGATATTTGGACAACCAATAATGAGCAAAAATTACAAATTCTTGAACAACTCTTAGTGTTGTATAATCCAACGCTTGATATTCAATCCAACACTAATCCATTGGATTGGACAGCGAAGACATATTTAGAAATGGTTGGTCTGACGTGGTCAAGTCGTTCCATACCATCAGGAACAGATAACCAGATTGATATTGCAACCATAAACATCAATATACCAATATGGTTAAATCCACCAGCTAAGGTCCAAAAACAGAACGTTATTCAGCAAATTGTGCAAAATATCGTTGAACTGAATGTTGATTGTTTTGGTGAAACTGGATTTTTACCAAGTGATGCTGATTTACTATCACAACAAATAGTAACCCCCGGAAATTATTTTATACAAATTGATGGTACTGAAATTACATTATTAGGAGAAGGTGGGGGTCCAACTGACGTTACCTGGCCGCAACTATTCGACATTTATGGAAACTTCCGTCCTGGTGTTACTGAGCTTCGACTAAAACGGTATGCAGAAAACTTAGATGATTTAACAAACGATATTTTTGGACCAATTGAGATTCACCCAACTAATGATTCAATTTTATTATGGGCTCCAGACCCATTATCAATTCCAAGCAACACGTTGCCCGCAATTGATGCAATTATCGATCCACACATTTCATTCCCGGGAAATGGATTACCAGTAGTTAATTCGGGTCAGCGTTATTTAATTACTCAAGGAATAGCAGATGAAATTGGTGGGGATGGTGGGGATACATTTGCGTGGGGTTCGTTAGTTGCCCATGTTAATGATATTATTGAGTTTGATGGGACAGAATGGACTGTTGCATTTGAAGCCGCTACGATCGTCGATAAACAATTTGCTGTTAATTTATTCGCTGGCCAGCAGCTATTGTTTGATAACAACGAATGGGTATTGGCAGTAGACGGGGAATATTCTCCAGGTTATTGGAGATTGAATTTCTGCTAGGGTTGACAATCAATTTAACATATAGTATAATTTAACATTGGTTCAACTATTGGATATCTCTATATGTTAATACTTAAAGATATAATTGGTAAGCATTTGAATATATTCATTATGTCTACCTTGATGGTTTCTTTTGTGGTTGGAATGCTTTCAGTAAGCCAATTTATCAAACAAGGAGCCAAGATGGAATTAGCAAATTTACCAGAATATTTAACCCCTGTACCAATTAAGGCAGTTGATTCTGTACAAATAACAAGTATAGAAGACCTGAATTTTGTAGATAATTTTGATAGCAACAAGCACGCCATGCGCTATGCTACCCAGAAACAACAAAAAGCTATCGATTGTCTTTCAGTAACACTTTTCCTCGAAGCGCGTAATCAATCACGTAAAGGGGTTATTGCGGTTGGTCGGGTAATTAAGAATAGAGTAGGTGATCCAAGATGGCCTAATACAGTTTGTCAGGTAGTTGAACAGGGACCAAAACAACAAAGCTGGAAGGATAAATCAATAATGATCCTTCGAAAAAATAAATGCCAATTTTCAGCTCTTTGCGACGGAAAACCCGATGACCCATTAGAATTTATGTTTACCAAAGATGGTGAGCTTATTGAACTTGAACGTGAAGCTTGGGAAAATAGCTATCAAATAGCAAAGGATATTGTTTTATATGATCGCTATAAGGGAGTAGTTCATGGTGCAACCAATTACCACGCTAGTTATGTTAACCCAAATTGGAAGAACGTTAGGCGTGTAGCAATAATAGACGATCATCTCTTTTATATTAAAAAATAGAATAATTGATAAATAATGCGATAAGGAGTCGTATTATGGAAGATCTCTCACAATTTGCCAGTGTTTTTATAGGATTCTCAGCACTATTAATAACGGGTATAACTGCATTATTTGGTGTTGTTAAATATCTATTGTCGATAATCCGAAAAGCTACCGAAGGCAGCGCCATCATCCACGCTGAACTAGACATCAAAATTCAAAAATTAGATGAACTTATGCGAGATCGAACTGCCGAAATATCATCGAGAGTTACTCGTTTAGAGACAATTGATGAAGTCAACCAAAGACCAATACCACCTGAATAATAGACAAAAAGAAACCCGGGATTATTAATCCCGGGTTTTTAGTGTTTGGGTATTTTTTTATATTAAGCGTCTGTTGCGATTATTTCATCAACAATGTTCTTTGGTACTTCTGTATATTTTTCAAGATGCATTGTAAATGTTGCGCGCCCTGAAGTCATACTCCGTAATGCAGTCATATAGCCAAACATTTCCGAAAGTGGAACGTTTGCTTCTACAACAACTGCGCTACCACGTGCATCTTGTCCAAGAATTAATCCACGACGTCGACTAATATCACCAATAACGTCTCCTAGGTAATCATTCGGAGTAACCACTTCAACCATCATCAATGGTTCAAGTAGAACTGGTCCGGCTTTTTTAGCAGCTTCTCGGAAGCAAGCCTTCGCCGCAATTTCGAACGCAAGAGCACTAGAATCAACATCATGATATTTTCCGTCGATTAGTGTCACTTTAAAGTCCAAAGTTGGATAACCAGCGACAACACCGCTCTTGCCTTGTTCTCTAAAACCATCTTCAACGGCTGGGACGTATTCTCTTGGAACATTACCACCCGTAACAAGATTTTCGAACGAATAACCAGCACCTGGTTCATTTGGACCAATTGTAACCTTAATTTCAGCAAACTGTCCTGAACCACCAGACTGCTTACGGTGAGTATAAGTATGCTCGACGTCCCTCGTTAATGTTTCACGATAAGCAACTTTTGGCTTACCGATGTTACATGCAACATCGTATTCACGCATCATGCGGTCGATAATAATGTCTAGGTGTAGTTCACCCATACCACTAAGAATGGTTTGCCCGGACTCTTCATCGAGCTTTAGACGCAAGCTTGGATCTTCCTTGCCGAGCTTATTGAGTGCAATGCCCATCTTCTGCTGGTCAGCTTTGGTTTTTGGTTCAACCGCAATATCAATCACTGGTTCAGGAAAGATCATTCGTTCAAGCACGCATGGTTTATTAATATCACATAATGTATCACCAGTCGTAGAGTCCTTTAGACCAACGAACGCAACAATGTCACCCGCCACCACACCGTCAATATTTTCACGACTATTGGCATGCATTTCAACGATGCGACCAAGACGTTCATTTTTTCCTCGTGTTGAATTTAGTACCGTAGTTCCGGAACTGGCTGTACCAGAATAAACACGGGCGAATGCGAGAGAACCGAATTTGTCTTCAATAATTTTGAAAACAAGCGCACTAAATGGCTCATTGTCTGAAGATTTTCGAACTCCACTAACTTCACCATCTTCATCGACTGTATTGATATTATCAACATCGGTTGGTGCTGGCATATAATCAACGACTGCGTCAAGTAATGGCTGAACGCCTTTATTCTTGAAAGCAGAACCGCACAGGATTGGTACAAATAACCCATTAACTGTACCCTTTCGGATGCACTTAATTAATGTATCAAAATCCAAATCACCATTTTCAAAATATGATTCCATAGCATCATCATCGGCGCCAGCAGCATCTTCGATTAGTTTTTCGCGAAGTTCTGTGATACGCTCAATAACGTCTTTATCTTCCGCAATCAAATCCATATCTGCAATTCGTTTGGAAAATTCATCGCTGGTTACATCAACTTCATCCCATGTCGCTCCCAAATCTTCACCATGATAAAACAGTCCTTTCATAGTGACAAGGTTCACAATCCCTTCGAATTTTTCTTCAGAACCCATAGGAAGTTGTGTAATAAGCGGCGTAGCAGCAAGACGGCTTTCAATCATGTCAACACACCGCATGAAGCTGGCACCATCACGGTCCATCTTGTTAATAAAACACATACGGGGAACGTTGTATTGATCAGCTAAACGCCAATTTGTTTCGGACTGTGGCTCAACCCCAGCAACACCGTCAAAAACAACAACAGCACCATCAAGCACGCGAAGTGAACGATTTACCTCAATCGTGAAGTCAACGTGTCCTGGAGTATCGATAATATTGATTTGATGATCTCGCCAGAAGACAGTAGTTGCAGCGGAGGTAATAGTAATACCACGCTCTTGCTCTTGTGCCATATAATCAGTGGTGGCGGCGCCATCATGTACTTCACCAATTTTATGGCCCTTTCCGGTGTAGTATAGAATACGTTCGGTTGTGGTGGTTTTACCTGCATCGACGTGGGCGATAATACCAATATTCCGGTACATATTCAAGGGTTTATTGCGAGCCATAAAAATTCTCCTGCGCGTTTCAATTAATAGTGTATTTATGTTGTCTATTTATAGCATATTCAAAGCTAAATTTCAATTAATTAAATATGTATATTAAACATATGAAAGGAATCTATTATGAACGAGTTAACTGTACTGCATTCAATGATCGCCATTGAAATTACTGAAAAAGAAAGAAAGTCCGATGGTGGTATCTTTCTACCAGATGCCCATGAGGTTCTTCCAATGGAGGGCGTAGTGTCTTCCCTTGGGATTGGAAGCTGGGTTGAAAATGAAAAAACTGGAACCCTTGAAAGAGATACTTTTCAGGTTAAGGTTGGTGACCACGTTATTTTCTCTCCGAACACACCAATTGAATTGGAAGTTGGTGAGAAAAAATATTATCTGCTAGAAGAAAAGAATATTATTGGAATTATTGTATGATTCGAATCATTGGTGATATAATGTTAGACCGTTGGGTCATTGGGTCAACTGACCGTATATCGCCAGAAGCGCCTGTTTTGATATTAAGAAAAGAGATGATTACGTCATCACCTGGCGGTGCTGCCAATCTTGCTATCAATTTAGCAAACATAATAGATGAAGAAATCCAATTATGTGGTGCTGTTGCAATAGGTAATGAATTGACAGACCTTGTTAAGGGGTTGGATGAATACCCAAACATCCAACCTTGGTTTGATTCTGATCACCCAATAACAACAACAAAAACCCGTTTTATGGATAACAGTGGGCATTACCTCCTCCGTGTAGATAATGAAGAAAAATATACAAAACAAACCTGCACAAGCAATATGACTAGCGTGTTAGCAAAAAATGATATTGTATTAATAAGTGATTATAATAAAGGCGTTATACAATTTGACACAACACTTCGGATCTTAAAGCAAACGCCTTATGTGTTTGTCGATCCCAAGCAACCCCCATCTTTTTATCGGGGAGCATTTTTAGTAAAACCAAACATGGTTGAATATGAAGCTTGGAATGGTAAATTTGAAATTGATTCAGCGTTATCGTTTATGAATAGTTTTTCTTGGACATGGTTAGTGGTGACGGCGAGTAGTGATGGGATGCACGTTTTGAATAAAGATGGGAACTACCATCATTTCAAATCAACAGCCCATGAAGTTGCTGATGTAACTGGTGCTGGTGACACCGTTCTTGCGGTAATATCGTATTGTTTTAACAACGGAATGGATATTCCTGAGGCTTGTAAATTAGCTTGTCATGCAGCATCAAAGGGAGTTGAACGTCGAGGGGTTTCTCCGGTCCGCCCCGAAGATTTGATATTGGACCAAGTTGTTTTTACGAACGGCGTGTTTGATATTTTGCACACGGGTCATCTTGAGCTCTTAAAATTCTGTAAAGAACAAGGAAAGAAATTAATTGTTGGTTTGAATAGTGATGAAAGCGTCAAGCGTCTCAAAGGGCCTTCTAGACCGATAAATAACATTGATGCTCGTCGATCCCAAATTGAAGCGTTACCATGGGTTGACGAAGTCGTTGTTTTTGAAGAAGACTCACCGTACGAAATCTTACAGGAAATTCGTCCTGATATTATCGTAAAGGGTGGCGATTATACAGAAGATGAAGTCGTTGGTAAGGAATTAGCAAAAGTTATTATCTATCCAACGGTTGACAATTACTCAAGTTCTGCTATAATTAAGCGTACAGAGGAAAAATAGAATGAGAATTGCAATGTTTGAAGATCGAACAACCGCTCACGTGGATGCCAGTACAATCGTCACGCCTGATATGCTGACGATTCGAAGAGCATTTCAGGAAGCAGGGCATGAACTCCGTATTGTTGGTGGAACAGTCCGTGATCTTCTTCTTGGGAAAGACCCCAA